TTATCATGGTATGCACGCCTGACCTATATTACCAAGAATTTAGGATCACGGACCACGAATTAAGGACCTGGAAACATGCGTTTTTGAAAAGATTAGACATGTATTATGACCTAAAACATGACGAGAAAGAACAAGCAAATATAAAAATGAAAGAGGAGGACTTTACAAATGAAAAAAAATAAATGGGAATTGCATGGATATTATTTTGATGGTCAAAAGTCTTGGATAATGTACATCGATGAAGATGGTAACATTAAAACTAGGAGATGGAAATGAACGATAATTTATTTAAAACACTTCTAAAAAGATATGAAGCTGAGATTGAAGATGCACGTTACAAGATAGACTGTATTAACGATCAAAACATAGTAATACCTGAGCACGTAGACATCACAGGTGAGATTGATAAGTTGTTAAGCAAGATATCATCGGCTGAAGATAAGTTGGCAGTAATGCGTCAACATTATGGCAAAAAAGAGACAGACAAAACATTATTCTAGGATAATGAAGTATCGAATGGGTATCGAATGGGTATCGCAGGGTATCGAATTCGACACCTAGTTTAGAATAATTCTAAAAAAACTGCGTCAGAAATGTACAATTATGTTTGAAATAAGGCAAAAGTTCGACACTTGCGACACCCTTGCGACACCCTTGCGAGGGGGGGGGTATCGAAAAATTAGCCTTGTTTACCAATGCTTATAGGTCATTTTAGGCATTTGCGATACCATTTCACTTTTTTTTTATTTTAGCGCAAGAAAAAAATAAATTGTCATTTAGGTGTCGAAAGAGTAAAAATAATTATGCCTAGGAAAAGAAGAAAAGTATCGTTAACTGATAAGTCCACCGATATACCTTTTCCTAAAGTTAGAGTGGAGTGGATTGATTGTGTCAGTGACTCTGGCTGGGCTACCGATAAAGAGTTTGATAAAATGAAATTAGCAAAACCTGTTAATGAAGGTTGGTTGTATTCTAAAGATAGTAAGTCAATAAAATTATTTGCGTCTTACGATAAAGATGAAGATGGTATTACTTTTGGGGATCGAACGATGATTCCTCGTCAGTGGGTAAAGAAGATTCAGAAGATATAGATGTTGGAGTTACATCAATTATCTGTGCGTAGTCGTCTAAAATCTGTTTCATTTTTGCTTCTAACTCTTGCTCTGATAGGTCCTCTAATTTTCCTGTTTTTATTATCTTCCTATCTATGTATAGTCCTGCTGCTTTTCCTCTATTTGCTTCCGCGTTCACTGCAGAAGAAAATGATCCTTTTTTTAAAGCAGCTTCACGTAGTCTAGCAAGTTCAGCAACGTGACCTTCATAAGTTACTTCATGTTTTCGAAGTCTTTCTTCTTTTAATTGACCGATATATTTTACAACGAGTGGTGATAATTTTGGATTGCAAAGTTCTGACCCTTCCTGCCTTGCACGTTTAGGACTGTAGCCAGCAGCTAATGCTGCCTCTGATTGTGTCATAGGTCCGTCAGCCCCACCGAATACTAAAAACTCAGCGAATCGTTGTTGCATTTCTGTTAATCTTTTTGGTAAACCCATGATTGACAATTTAAGGTAACATTGCTATAAAGTCAAGATATGAAAGATGACAGAGGAGAATTAGATTTGACTAAACAAATAGATGAGTTGCACTCAACAATAGCAGGCTTTCAACATTTAGTTAGTGTACAAAAATTAGAGATAGCACATTTAAAAAAAATACAATCTGAAAACGAAAGTAATAAAAATCTCTTGCAAGGTTATAGAAAAGTGATAGTAGATTTAAGTAACAAGTTGAGACGACAAGATTCATGAGAGTACAAGACTTGCAATTATTTCTAAGTCAATTTACGAAAGGTTCTGACGCAATAAAGAATGCACAAATCTACGTAGAAAAAAATGGAAAGTTGTATCAGATCAGAAGAATGGAAGTTCACGAACACACCATTCCAATTGTGGGACAGCCAGGTAAAAGTTCTCACAGATTAGTTTTAAAAACCGAGAAACCTTCGAGTCTTATCTTGCCAGATAAACTTCAGAAGGACTATTAATGAATGACAGTGTTACCCCAAAAAACTTATGGGACCAGAGCGTAAATTATATCAAAAAATTAAAAAATATTTTAAAGATTTTTCCCTTATTCGACTTGAAAATAGTAGCTTACATGGGACTCCTGATCTATTGGTCTGTAATAATAACGGGCACTTTTTTACAATAGAATTAAAAGTCACGAAGGGTAACAAGGTGACGTTCTCTCCACATCAAATTAGCTTTCACGTGAAGCATCCACACAATACCTTCATCTGCATTGAGCACCTCGGTTCAGGTACCGTGAAACTTTTCCGTGGTTCTAGAATAGAGGAACTTGTAGCTTGCGGCTTGAAGCTTGACGCTTGCTGCTTGGGGCTTGAAGCTTGTCGCTTATTTTTTAATAAGCTTGGAGCTTGAAGCTTGCAGCTTGTCGCTTGAAGCTTGCGGCTTGAGGCCCGGATCAAGTGCACGCACCTTCATACCGCCGTCGCGCTTATTGGCGCTAATGACCTGATCCGATTTATTACGCTTGCGTAATTCTTTATAATATTTTGGGTGTTTCCACATGTCAATGTTTCCCATAAGAAATTGTTTTAATTTTTGGATCCCAACATTGTCTGCAGTCTCTGCATTCGTTGTCTTGTGCTGGAGCTGGGCAGGTGTGAA